TATGTTGAAACAACAGAGGGTTTAGCTGGTGAACAAGAATTAATTAATAAATTTGGTTTAGAGATTAGAGAAGAAACTACCTTTATGTTATCGAAGCGAAGATGGAATGACGCTGTAGATAGTTACCATACAATGATTAAAGAGGGTAGACCAAACGAGGGTGATATAATTTATTACCCATTGATGAATAAGTTTTTTGAAATTAGTTTTGTAGAAGACCAAGAGCCATTCTTTCAATTAGGCAACTTACCAGTTTACAAATTAAGAGCTAGAACATGGGAGTACAGTTCAGAAAGATTAGATACTGGCGTTACAGATATTGATAGTGCTGAAGACCAATATTCTATTGATATGTTGTCACATCAATTCTCATTAGAAGACGGTACAGGTGCATTGCAATTAGAAAACGATAGTGTAAGTGGTGACGCAAACTACTTTATCAATGAAGACTATGCTTTACAAACACAATCTACTTATGCAGACAATTTAGATTTAGACGCACAAGCAGGTTTCAATACAGCAGATACTTCAGATGATATACTTGACTTTACAGAAAGAAACCCATTTGGTGAGGTAGACAATTAATGTTTGGATATTTTTATAACGAAAGTATGAGAAAAATGACCGTAGCGTTTGGTCAGATTTTTAATAACATACAAATAAAAAGAAAAGATAGTGCAGGTGCAATAGTTCAATCTATTCGTGTACCATTAGCATATGCACCAAAAGAAAAGTTTTTAGTTAGATTGGACCAACAACCTAATTTAGATGAAAGAGAAATGGCAATTACACTACCTAGAATGGGTTTTGAAATTTCAGACATTGCATATGATGGTAGTAGAAAGTTGACTAAAGTACAAAAATTTAAATCAGTAAAAACTGGTTCAGACGGACAGGTTATGAATTTTAATTATATGCCTGTACCTTACAATATATCATATAATTTATTTTGTTTGACAGCAACTGCCGAAGGTGGTTTACAAATTATAGAACAAATATTACCGTATTTTCAACCTGATTATACTGTTACTGTTAATGTTATTCCAGAAATGGGTATAAAAAGAGATATTCCTATTGTACTAAATAATATTAATTACGAAGACAGTTATTCGGGAGATTTTACAACTAGAAGAGCAGTTATCTATACATTAAACTTTACAGCAAAGACATATCTGTATGGTCCTGCTTCAACACAAAAAGTAATCAAGGAATCTCAATCAGATTTACATACTGATTTACCGGCTGCTAGTAGAGAAGAAAGAATTGTAGTTGTACCTAATCCAACAAGTGCTGACGCAGATGATGACTTCGGATTTACAACAACCATAACGAGTTTTGCAGATGGTAAGAATTATGATAAAACAAGAGATGAAGATGTATAAATATAAGAAAGAATTAGAGGAAAACTATGCCAATAAGTAAAGTAGGTTCAAAAGGTATTAAAGACGCTGAATTGTCGGCAGCTGATATAGCGCCGGGGACAATCACTAGTGATAAGATTGCGCCAGGTACCATAGCAAATGATAGATTAGCGGGCTCAATTGCTAATGCTAAGTTAGCAAACTCATCAATTACCGTAAACGGCACAGCTATTGCCTTAGGCGCTAGTGGTGATATCGTTGCAGGCACAGATTGGCAAACAGTTAAAACATCTGATTTTACAGCAGTTGCAGGTCAAGGTATATTTGCAAATACTACAGGTGGTACTTTTACAATAACTTTGCCAGCTTCACCAACAATAGGTGATGAAGTAACTATTTTAGATTATGCTGACACTTTTTCAACAAATAATTTAACAGTTGCAAGAAACGGAAGTAAAATTGAAGGTTCTTCAGCTGACACAACTTTAGAGGTGGATAGAACAAATGTAAGATTTGTGTTTATAGATTCAACACAAGGTTGGAAACCTGTATTTGATGATATTCCTAATTCATATGGTCTTAAATATATTACTGCCACAGGTGGTACAGTAACAAATTCAGGTGATTATAGAATACACACATTTAACTCATCAAGCAACTTTGTTGTTTCAGAAATAAGTAATCAATCGCATACTACCAATTATCTAGTTGTTGCTGGCGGTGCTGGTGGCGGAAAAGGTACAGCATCTGGCGGTGGCGGAGGTGCAGGTGGTTTTAGAACAAATCATCCATCTCCAGATACAGGCGGTTTAGTAGTCGCAGCTCAAACATATCCAATTACAGTTGGCGGCGGCGGTGCAACTCAAAGTTCTTCAGCATTAGGTAATGATGGTTCAAATTCAGTATTCAGTACAATCACATCAGCAGGTGGTGGCGGAGGCGGCGGTGCTCCAGAACCAGCAGGACAACCTGCTAGAAATGGTAGAGCAGGCGGTTCAGGCGGAGGCGGAACATATGGTCCCGGCGGAACTGCTCCATCAAGTACAGGTGGTGCAGGTAATACCCCACCAGTTTCTCCACCTCAAGGTAATAATGGCGGTCCAGGTGCTCCACAATCAGGTTCACACGGTGGCGGTGGCGGCGGTGGTGCCGGTGCTGTGGGCGCTACAGGTACAACTGGTGACGCAGGTAATGGCGGAGCTGGTACAGCAAATTCAATTACAGGCTCAAGTGTTACATATTCAGGCGGCGGCGGTGGTGGAATACAAACAGGAAACCCTGATAATGCAGGTTCTGGTGGAGCAGGCGGCGGTGGCGGCGGTGGAAAAGACGCCGGCGGCGTTCAATCCGGTAATGCTGCTTCAGCAAACACAGGCGGAGGCGGAGGCGGCTCAGGTCCAGGTAATGGTGGCGCTGGCGGTTCAGGTGTTGTGATAATAAGATATAAGTATCAAAATTAATAACTTCTCCAGGATAGCTAATCCTGGACTTGACTAAATAATACTATATGATATACATATTTGAGATGAGGAATATATAAAATGAATTTAACAAACTATTACTATTACTTTCAATCAGTATTACCCCCAAAACTAGTTGATGACATACTAGAATATGGCAAACAACATGAAGCTGAAATGGCTGTTACGGGTGGTGCTAGTAAAGATGATAAAAAAAATGTTGACAAAAAAGGCAATCTAAAAAAGTCTATTGTCAAAGACATTCAAAAAAAGCGTAAATCAGATATTGTGTGGATGAACGACACATGGATTTACAAAGAAATTCACCCATACTTACACGAAGCAAATCAAAAGGCCGGTTGGAATTTTGAATGGGACTTTTCTGAGTCTTGTCAATTTACCAAATACGGTGTTGGTGATTATTATGGTTGGCATACTGATAGTTGGGATAAACCTTACATGAGGCCACCATTAGAAGATGGTACACGGCCAATTGACCATGGTAAAATTAGAAAACTATCAATGACAATTTCACTTTCACATCCTGATGAATATGAGGGTGGTAATTTTGAAGTTGATTTAAGAAACAGTACAGACTTTGATACAGTTAAAGGTAGAAAAGCAAGTATAAGAGAGGTGACTGAAATCAGACCTCGTGGTTCTATTATTGTATTTCCTAGTTTTGTATGGCATAGAGTAGCACCAGTAACAAAAGGTACTAGACATTCATTAGTGGTATGGAGTTTAGGTTATCCATTTAAATAGAAAAGGTATATTATGAGTAATGAAGCAATTGTGAATCAGCATTTTCAAACACCAATATGGATATTTGAAAAACCAGAGTGGGTAAAATCAGTTAATAAAGTATGCGATAAGTATATTAAAGAGGCCTATAAAAGAGATAAGAAAGGTAAAAATGATTTTGGTCATTCTTATCATTCAAGTCCGTTATACGGCGACCCTAAATTAAAAGAATTGCATGATTGGGTTGGTGCAACAAGCTTTAATTTTTTAACATCTATGGGTTATGATGTAAATAATCATAGTATGTTTTTTACAGAATCTTGGGTACAAGAATTTAATAAAAATGGTGGCGGGCACCATAACTCTCACATACATGGAAATAATCATGTATCAGCATTTTATTATTTAAAGTGTTCAGAGAATACATCAAGACCTGTTTTTCACGACCCTAGAATAGCTGCAAAAATGATGAAATTGCCTGAAATAGACAGCAAACAAATTTCTATGGCAAGTGATAAAATTAATTATACACCTAAACCAGGTACATTAATTTTTATACCTGCTTACCTAGAACACGAATACGGCATTGATAGTGGTAAAGAAGATTTTAGATTTATACATTTCAACTTACAGGCAGTGAGTAATATAATATTAGAAGGAGTAAAAAAATGACACCTGCATTTAAGAAAAACAACTACATGGTAATTAGAAAAGCAATTGACCCTAAAATTGCAGAATTCGTTATGAATTATTTTATGATGAAACGACAAGTGGCGAGAACCATGTTTGACAACAAATTTATTTCGCCATTTACGACAGAGTGGGGAGTTTGGAATGACAAACAAGCTCCAGAAACATATTCACATTATGCTGATGTAGCAATGGAAACTTTATTACTTGCTGTTCAACCTAAAATGGAAAAAGAAACAGGACTTAATTTAATACCTACTTATGCTTATGCTCGTATCTATAAAAACGGAGATATTTTGCATAGACACAAAGACAGATTTAGTTGTGAAATTTCTACAACAATGAATCTAGGTGGAGATAAATGGCCAATTTACATTGAGCCTAATCCTAAAAAAGGTGGAAATACAGGTGAAGACGGCGCTTATGTGTCTGAATATACAGATGGTGTGAAAGTAGAATTAAAACCAGGTGATATGTTGGTTTATAAGGGTAATATTTGCGAACATTGGAGAGATAAGTTTGACGGTACAGATTGTGCTCAGGTCTTTTTACATTATAACAATGCAGCTACAAAAGATTCTAAAAAGAATATGTTTGATGGCAGACCTCACTTAGGTTTACCGTCTTGGTGGCAAAATAAAGTAGACCATTCTAATACAGAATTTAAAGATTTTATTGGTGATGTGGAGAAAAAAATGGGTGGTAAATTGTCTAAACAACAGATAGACAATATGTTCGGATTAGAACCTCCTAAATAGTAATATGGCTATCGAAGACAAAGTAAATCAAATTTTAGGATTAGAACCTGCTAAATCTCCTATGGAAGAAGTAGTTAAGGAAGAGGAGTTTAAAGCTCCTGTTGTTAGAACGGAAGAAAAAGATAATGATGTTGATAACGACCACAAAAATAGCAGAGAGCATTATTATAATCTTATAGAAAAAGGTCAAGAAGCCATTGAGGGTATTTTAAATGTTGCAAAAGAGGGTCAACACCCTAGAGCATATGAAGTTGCATTAGCTGGTATTAAAAATGTTGCTGATACTGTAGATAAATTACAAGACTTAAATAAAAAACTAAAAGACTTGAAAGAGTTGCCAAAAACAGCTAATGCTAATATTAAAAACGCATTGTTTGTTGGTTCAACAGCAGAATTACAAAAGATGTTAAAAAAAGATGATGAAATTATTGAAAGCAAAACAATCACACCCGAAAAAACAGATATTCAAGATAAGTGAATTAGGCTGGGTTAAAAACGGCATTATGCTTCAAGACATACTTGATGGCAAAGATATGTTAGACTGTGTTGAAATAGAACACGACACAAATCCAAATTACGATAAAGAGTATTTTGTTTATAAAGGTAGTAGTCGTATTGAGGCAGCTGTTCAAATGGGATATACACACATTGAGGGTTTTATAATATGAAGGAATATGAATTAGATAATATTACTTTAATGGGTGGTTGGTTTATACCAAAAAAAGTTTGTGATAGTCTAATTAAGTTTGCAGATAGTCAACCATTAATAGATGGTCAAATGTACAAAGTTGATGAGGGTCAAGTAATTGCTAAAGAATTAAAAGAATCTAAAGAAATGGCAATTAGTTTTACAAATGAAAATGAGCCCTTTCACTCATATAAAGAACATCTTTATAAGGTAATTAAAAAATATACTGAAAAATATCCTTATACAAATGAAAATACAGAATTTGCTTTAAGGGAAAACTATAACTTACAAAAGTATCCTAAGGGTGGTGGTTTTAAAATATGGCATATGGAAAATGATTTTAAATCACATTTAAATCAACATAGAGGTTTTGTTTTTATGACTTATTTAAATGATGTGAAAGATGGTGGTACAGAATTTTTACATCAAAATATAATAACACCTGCTAAAAAAGGTTTAACTTTAATATGGCCTGCTTTTTGGACACATACTCATAGAGGTGTAATTAGTAAAACAAAAGAAAAATACATAGTAACAGGATGGATTAATTTTATTAATCAACTAAACAAATGACAGACGCATATCTAGGTAACCCTAATCTTAAAAAGGTAAACACACCTGTTGAGTTTACTAAAGATAACATCAAAGAGTATAAAAAGTGTGAGAAAGACCCAATATACTTTATGATGAATTATGTTCAAGTGGTTTCACTTGATGACGGCCTTGTTCCATTTAAAATGTGGGACTTTCAAAAACATATCGTGAGGACAA